ATTCCTATTTCAGCTCCTTCCGCTTAATAACATCGAAGATACAAGTTTGTGTGACACGAACAAATGTAAACGCCAGTCATTGGGTCTAAATTAACAAGGACATGACTCATGGTTCATTCATTCTTTCATTTGTGTAAATTGTTGAATCTTTGAAATTTTGGTTTAAAACAAGATTTTAACGCAAATCATTGATAACTTTTTAACAAAACGGAGCAATTGCAACAATCTTGTTACAATTCGTGAACACAAGCTTTAAATAGCTTTTTAGCGCGATTTTCTAATTTTTTCAACCATGCAAATATAAGCTTTTTACCATCATCCTTTAATAACCGCCCCGCCCAATTCCCCGCGACCATACCGGGTATTTTTGCCTTATGGCAAAAGGGATTACATCGGGAGGTGGATTAAAATACAAGGCTCAGTTAGATATTTCTGAGGCGATAAAGAATGCGCAGAATCTTAAAAAAGAACTTAGGGAAATCGGAATAACTACATCAGCCAGTTTCGATACAAAGCCTATGACCGGATATCAGCAGGCGCAACTTGCACTTAAAAAGACATTTGCTGATTCGCAGGTTGAAACCGAAAAATTAAGGCAGGAAACCCAGCGTTACAGGTCAGAACTTGAGTTAGGTAAGATTGCGCAACAGGCAAATAAAATTGAGCTTGATCGATTACGCGCTGCTGAACAAGCACTAAAGAATGATCTCCAACAAGGAAAAATTGCCCAACAGGCATACCGCACAGAGATAGAACGCAATCGTGTTGCCCAACAACAATTAACTGCTGCCCTTGCCCAGGGAAAGATTGAGGAACAAAATCTTCGTACCGAGATTACTAGAATGACCCTTGCCAGAAAGCAAGAGGCTGAAGCAGCACGTGCAGCGCGGAGGGCCGCTCAAGAAGTTGCAGGATCATATAACGACGCGCAAAAACGTTTGCGTGATTTAGGATTCGAAATCAAATCTGCTGAAAATGGATTTAAAAAACTTACTCCTGAGTTAAAGGCCAAGGTAAAAGAATATAACCAGTTAAATGACGCGTTAAAGAAGTTTGATGCACAGATGGGTAACCATCAACGCAATGTCGGTAATTACCGCGGGGCATTGCGCAGCACAGCTGAAGATCTATTAGGTTTTGCTTCTGCGTACTTATCTATTGGTAACGCATTGACTTATGTGTTCAACCAAACATTAGCATTTCAACGGATTAAAACCCCACTTTCTTTTATTTTGGGTTCTGAAGGAGAAGCGAACAATAAGTTAATTGAACTGAAAAAATTCGCTGAAGATATTGGTGTTCAGTTTTTCACCATCGCGGAATCATATAAAAAATTTACATCAGCTGCCAGAGCATCAAATTTCGATCTGGCCCAATCGGAAAAGATTTTTAAATCTGTTACAAAAGCAGGAGCAGTATTAGGATTATCAAGTGATCAATTGGAGGGTACTTTGTTGGCGCTGCAACAGATGATATCCAAGGGTAACGTCCAGGCAGAGGAATTGCGCGGACAGCTATCTGAGCGTTTACCAGGTGCATTTGCTTTAGCTGCTAAAGCAATGGGGGTTACAGAGGGAAAATTAGGTGATATGCTTAAAACAGGTCAGGTGGTTGCCAAAGACTTGTTGCCTAAACTCGCTGAACAACTAGATAAAGCTTATGGAGATAAAGCCGCTGAAGGTATTTCTGGTTTAAATGCCGAATTGGCTAGACTAAAAACTGAATTAGAATCTAATGCAGGGGATAGCAGTGCGCTAAGCAAAAAATTATTTGAACCGATAATTATTGGAGCAAGAGAGGCGGTTAAAGAGATAGGCCAAATGTTTCGCGGTTCATTCGCAGAAAATATTAGGTACTTTTTCACCTTTTCTTCTTCCAGTTTAGCAAATCAACGCTTAGCTTATGACCTTAGAGATAGTAGAGTTAACAATCAAAATGCGCAAACGGCGGCCGAGCAGTATAAAACTGAGGGGCAATCATTAGCCGATTTACGCACCAAATATTCTCAGTTAACCGAAACACTAAGAAATGCTTATGATGCCAGGGCTAAGTTTATCAAAGGCGTAAAAGACGGGACATTAAAAGAAACAAAAGACGCCACAACCGCCAATTTCACTGCTATTGCAAATGGCTTGAATGCCCAGCGTAAACGTATTGCCGATGCGATAGTCGAAGCAAAAAAGATGCAGATTTCAGCCAATAAAGAAGCTTTGGATTCTGAATTAACATCGGTTACAGCTATCAGAAAAAGGATTGCTGAATTGAATAAATTACCTGGATCAGCAATTGAAGGGAGTGATGTTGATAAAAGGATTAAAGCGCTTCAGGAAAGGTTGAAAAAAGGCTCAGACAAAGCTATAGAAAGTGAGCTTAATGCTCAGCGTACTTTGCAATCCGAAATCGATGCCTTAACGAATAAAGGCCGGGCCAAACAATTGTCAGCGGATGCGCAAGAATTAGCTGATATTGACGCTAAGTATAAGAAAATTAGAGCCAAAGCCATTGCATTTAATAATGATAAAAAGAATAAAGGCCTGCGTGTTAATACTGGTGGCTTATTGCAGGCCCAAACCAAAGAAGAAGATGCGCTGCGAGATAAACAAGCATCTGTAATACTCAAAACCACCATTGATAAGGAAAAAAAGTATTACGAGGAGTTTGAGCAGTACAAAACAACTTTTGGCGAAGCTAAAGCTAAAGAGCGTTATGGTAAACTGATTAACGTTGATCAAACCTATTTGGAGAACTTGAAAGCGAAACAGGCGGCATTATTGGGTGATGATAAAGCTAAAGGAGGTGATGCCGGTGGCGGCGAATTCATAGCAAAGCAGCAAAAGGTTTTGGAAGATGCGACAGCAGATGCTTTACAAGAAGAGCAAAAACGCACTGATGCCCTGCTAAAAGAATTCATGAGTTATGCAGATAAGCGTAAAAACTTAACTGAAAACTTCGAGCGCGACATCAAGGATCTACAAGCGAATCCTGATGCGCAAGCCGAACGCAAGAAACGATACGAACGCGACCTTAAGGAGCTTGATGCAGCCAACGCAACGCAATTAGAATCCTATGAAAAGCTTTTTGAAGGAATAGAAAGGTTATCTACCAAATCCGCTTTACGTCTAGTTCAAACCGCAAGGAAACAATTAGCCGAACAAATTAAATCAGGTGCAATTGTTGACCCTGAACAAATAAAATTGATCAATGCGCTATTCGATTCCACAGAACAAACCATACGGGCTGGCGCTGGCCAGGCATTGATGGATTTAGCTAGGCAAGTAGATGACGTTGCGGCTTCAGTTGGTAAGATAGATGAAGCTTTCGGCAAAGTGTTGGGAACTATTGGAAATGTTCTTGGACAGATCGGTAATATAAAAAAAGGATTTAACGATTTAAAAACCGCTCAATCAAATAACAGCATCACTGGCCAATTAACAGCAGGCCTTGGAATATTCGGTGCAGGTTTAAATATTTTCCAAAGCATAGTTGGCTTCTTCACCAAATCTGAGCAAAGAGAGCAACAAGCATCGTATGCCCGTGACTTGCAGAATAAACAAACAGAGGCTTTAAATAAGGCGCTTGAAAGGCAGGTCGCCTTGCTGAATGATGTTTATGGCACCGATAGAATTAAAAACTATTCCGAAGCTATTAACCAGGCCAGAACAAATCAGGCTAAGTATGCAAGTGAGCTGGTTGGTAGATATCAGCTTACCGGAGACTCAAAGTTAGATGAGTTTATCACTAAGCTAAACAATGGGGAGAAAATTGATCCAACTTATGCCGGTTTGGTAGCGAAAGCAAAAAAGGCATCTTCATTGTTGCCTTCGGATATAAATTTGCTACAACAATTATTAGATGAAGGTAAGCTTGATGCCAACACAGCTACCATCGTTACCAACCTAATCAAGGCTAAAGAAACCGCTGAACAGTTGGTTAATAATCTTCGGGCTGAAACAGTCGGCACAACATTAGACCAGATAGCAGACGAATTCATAACCACGCTTACTGATGGTACCCAGGATTTCGGAAAGACTTTCGAGGCTACAATGCAGAAAAGCATACTTAATGGTTTCAAAGGTGAGCTGATCAGAAAACAGTTGCAAGCTTTTTATAGTCAGTTTGCTGATTTAAGTGAGGGTGGTTTGACTTCGGAGGAAATTGAAACCTTGCGCAAATCTTACTTATCTGCCAGCGAAAAAGCTAAAGCAGATCTGGAAGCACTAAGTAAGGCCACTGGTATTGATTTGACTACCGGTCCTGGGTCAAGTAAAGATTCTTCATCTACAGGAATAGCCAGGGCGCAGCTAACAGAAGAAACCGGCCAGCGTATTGATGGTATAATGCGCGCACAATACGATGCAACTAAGCTTACCAATGTTTTACTAACCCCCATTGGTAAAAGCCTAGGAGACATATACGTGATTGCTAAAAGTAACTTTGATGTACAGGTAAAGATTGAGGCTAATACATTCAGAACAGCTAATAATACTGATCAGCTGAATGCAAAACTTGATGCGATTATTGCTAACACAAAACCAACAGTAACGCCGAGGGGGCAGGGAATTTAATGTACAAACTGAATAATATTGATCTGACTACGTACAGTTTTGTTCCAACCAAGCAGAATGGAAGTGACCTGGCTTTATCCGGATTTCTTGATCTACCAGCAAGGTTGGGTAAGTGTTTTCATGATTGGCCAGGTCAACATGGCGTCGAACCTTACACCAGGGCAGACGAAATCAGGCTAGGCGGCCGCGATCTTTCTTTGTTGGGGCATATAGTTGGAGTTGACCGAGAGGATTGTGCCGGTAAGCTTAATGACCTTTACAACGCCATTAACAGCTGGAACGCATTGGTGCCGTTATCGTGTGATTGGGGGACATTTCAGGTTTATGTTAAAGAGCCTGTTATTGGCGATTATTTGGGCAGCGGCATAATGAAGGTTACTATCCCAATGAGAGAGCCAATGCCAATAATCTCTGGCATTCTCCCTCCTTCAAGCGATGGAAACGAATTCGGCATTGATGGCATTAAGTGGGCCACAGTTGGCGGTGTACTGGTAAGTTTAGAAGGGGATAGGTACAACAGAACAGCTACTAAAGAAATCAATTTTACAGCATATCAAAAAGAGGCGTACAGCATAGGTAAAACTGGAGAAAGCAAAATTACGCTAAAACTTTTTATTAAACAGTCAACTTTCGCTGCTTTTAAAATAGCTATTACCAGTCTACAAGTGCTTTTTATACAGCCTGGAGAACGCAATCTAATTATAGAAGATGATTTGCAAAGGCGGGTATTTGCGTGCAACGGTATGCAGGTGACTGATATCAGAAACGATAATGGATGGTACGGAATGGTGAACGTAGAATTAATGCAATCACAATTACCGCAAGAATTGACTTTCCTTGGCGATAACCAGGGAAATTATATAACCGATAATTTAAACAATAAAATTTTAGTACAATGGCAGTAAAACAATTTCCGGCGGATTACGCCGATATAACATCGACAACAACTAAGTTATTGGCATCAAAGGCAGATGGTACAACAGGTTTTGCATTAGTTGCTACCCTTAAAGCAGCATTAGGAATTATACTTAGTGATGTTACGAATAATGTTGCAGTTGTGAATGGTGTAAATATTGGTATTGGCACAACTTTACCCGAGGCAAAGTTAGATATAATAAATACAGATACAGGGGTTTCTAATAGTAAGGGATTAAGCGTTAGAGGTGGAGCAAATTCAAGCGGTTCTTATATTGTTAACTTTAAGGATTATAGCGACGTATCTAGGTTTTTTGTTAGAGGTGATGGTAATGTTGGCATTGGCACAGCTTCACCAACAAAAAAACTAGATGTAAATGGCGATTTTAGATGTACAAACGCAGAGTTAGGCATTAGCGCAAGTTCATCAGGAATATCTGCCGGAACCTATGGGGCTACAGAGTCATACATTCAGGCTCGGGATTCGAGTGTAAATAGAAAAATGAGACTTTTTGCGGCAGATTTTGATTTTAATAGTTCTATTGTAGTATCTGGAAATATTACGGCTTCAGGTACAATTACACCCGGTTCAGATAAGCGTTTAAAATCAAAAATTAAAACTTTGGATGCTGGTGCTTTGGATTTGATTAAAAAGCTTAATCCGGTTTCGTATACACTGAAAAGTGATAAAGCTAATTCTTTGGGGTTTATTGCGGATGAAGTACGTGAATTATTTCCAGATTTAATTTTAGAAGGTAAGGACAAAGAAAAAATGTTAGCCATGAATTACATGGGATTAACTGCTCCAATTGTTAAGGCTATTCAGGAAATGAGTGCGACTATCACCCAATTACAAGAACGCATATCAGTATTGGAGGCAAGATAAATGAACGTATATACCTTGCAAGTTCTTCGTGATGGTAATCTTTTAGTGAATTTTGAAATTGATGAAAAGACCATTTATTCCAAAATACTTATGGGCGACCATGTACTGCCTTCTCCAATAACAATACCAGGAGCATTGCCGCTGGCGATTGGGGATTATGTGATTTATAAAGGCCGGACTTACATCCTCAACAAGCTGCCTGATTTTTCTACTGATGAGGTTAGCATTTCTTACGATCTTGTTTATGAGCCACGAATCTATACGCTATATGATAAAAAGTTTAAGCATTTAGGGGCTAAATCATTTACCTATTTCGGTAATCTATTTAGCCACCTTACCCTTCTCATTTCCAATATTAATGAAATTGATTTGGGATGGACTATTGCTTTTGCTGAGGATACAGAGGAAATTTACATTAGCTATGATAAGGACAATTGCCGTACTGCCCTTACCAAAATAGCTGCAGCATTCAATTTAGAATATGATGTTGATGAACGTGCTATCACCGTTAAAAAGAGCATAGGTCAAAACACAGGCCTTTCCTTCGAGGTTGGTATGTATAAGGGCCTTTATAGCTTGAAAAGGCAATCAGTGGATGATTCAACCGTGGTTACACGAGCATACGGATATGGTGGAACTAAGAATATTGACCATAATTATCGCAACGCATCAAAAGAATTGATTTTTCCGGAGCAGTACCTTGAAAAAAATGTAGACTTATACCCTAACGCCAAGGAAGAAGATTATGAGAACGACCAAATATTTCCAAATCGTACCGGATCCGCAACAGGCGTAAGTACAAATCTTGAAACCAAAATTTACACACTTACCGATTCTGCAATTGATTTTGATCTTAATTTATACAAGCAGGAAAGTATACCGAGGCAACTTGTTTTTAAATCTGGTGAACTGTCCGGATCGCAATTTGAAATTGTAAAGTACGATCATCCTACCAAAACAATAACTTACAAAGAATTTAAGGATACCAATGATTATGCGCTGCCTAACACAACCTATAAGGCTGCTGTTGGGGATCAATATACCTTAGTTGATATCAACATGCCTCAATCTTATATTGATGCAGCAGAAGCAAAATTGAAGCAGGAAACACAAGATTTTCTTGACCAGAATAGTATTCCTCGAGTAATTTATCAACTGGATATTGATGAGAAGTACGTTCGTGATAATAATATCCAGTTGGCGGCCGGCGATTATATAACCGTTAAAGATGCCAGATTAGGGATAAATGGCTTGTTGCGGATATCCGCTATAAACTGGCCTCTTGTCAATGAAGCCGCAATTCAATGTACGATATCTAATTTTATACTTGATAATTCGTCAAACAGGCTAATTAATGCGGTTAAAAACGCTCAGATTAATATCAAATCGAATTATGTCGGTAACATTTTGGAGTCCCGTAGACAGACGTCTAATTTATATGAGTTAAGGGATAGTGTTTTCGATCCTTTAACCGGCTATTTTAAGGATGGTAATATCAGACCAAATTCGATTGAAACACTTTACCTTTCAGTTGGGGCGAAAGCAAATGATTTTAATCTTTCGGAGGTTGTAATAAAGCCTAACCTAAATGGCGATTCGTCACAAATTGAATTAACCTCTGGCAGACTGCTGCACAATAGCATATCAATCGGATCAGGTTTTATTTGGGTAATGAGTGCGGCCACGATTACAGGATTGATCAGTAATACCAGGTACTATGTGTATGCAAAATGCAGTAAGTCATCGTTAGTCGGAACATTTGTGGTGAGCGCAACGCAGATAAAGCTGGAAGATGTTACAGGTTATTACCACTTCAACATGGGGGTTTTATATCCGGTTAAAGATGGATATCGTGATTTTGAGTTTACCAAGGGGATGGCTTATTTGGTTGGAGATACGTTAACTGCCGGTAAAATAAAATCTATAGATGCACAAACCTACTGGGATTTGACGCAAGGCCAATTTAAGCTTGGTGGCAGTGCTTCTGGTATTGATTGGAATGTTACCACGCCGGACACACTGACTTTGCGAGGCGCGATCGTTCAAAATCCTGCTGGGGTTACTGCTCCAATATCATTATTCAGGGGCGCCTATCAAGTTGGTAATACTTACTTTAAAGGAGAATCCGTTAGTTACAATGGATCAACTTGGACTTATATGAATAGCACGCCTGGGGGGAGTCTTCCAACAGAGGGTGCTAATTGGACTGAATCTGCAAAAAAAGGTTCTGACGGCACCAGTATATCAATTAAAGGATCGGTACCAACGTCATCCAGCCTCCCTAATTCTGGGAATATTGAGGGGGATGGTTACATTACTGATGATACCGGACACTTATGGATGTGGAATGGTTCTGAGTGGGGCGACCTGGGAGAGATCCGAGGACCACAAGGAGAGCAAGGCCAGCAAGGGGTGCCAGGAGCGAATGGTAGCCCTGGTGCGGCGGGATCAAATGGATTAACACCCTATCTTCATGTTAAATATTCTAATGACGGAGGGGTAACCTTTACCGGTAATAGTGGAGAGGATCCAGGCGATTTTCGTGGAGAGTACGTTGATTATACTCCAATTGATAGCGGATCTGTTACCGCATATACTTGGGCGAAAATAAAAGGTGATCAGGGTGTTCAAGGGCCAGCTGGTCCAAATGGTCAAACCTTGTATACCTGGATAAAATATGCAGATAATGTAAGTGGTGGCGGAATGTCGGTTAATCCAACAGGAAAAACCTATATAGGTATAGCCTACAACAAAACAAGCTCCACCATGAGTAATACCGCGAGTGATTACGCTTGGAGTTTGTATCAGGGGCCTCAGGGAGTTCAGGGAGTTACCGGGGCCGACGGACAGCCAACTTACACCTGGGTAAAATATGCAGATGATGCCGCTGGCACTGGCTTAACCGATGATCCTACTGGTAAAATGTATTTGGGGTTGGCCTATAATAAAAATACACAGGTTGAAAGCTTAACACCTGGGGACTACTCCTGGTCTTTAATCAAAGGTGCTCAGGGAGTAACTCCGCGTATATTATATGCTAAAAATGGTTCGCCGGATACAGCTCCATCGCTAACGCAAACATCCAATCCCTCTGGATGGTCATTAATAGCCCCGACAACCGATGATAACATTTATCTTGCTGATAATTTAGGTAACACCATCGCGGACAATAATGGCAACTTAATAGGTGTTGGTATCTCAGCAGAATATTTGTGGCAAATTAACGAATCTATAAATACTGCAGGGGTATTTCAGTCTTGGTCAACTCCAAACAGGGTAACAGGAAGAAAGGCTACGGCCGCTGATTTTGTAGAGGTTCGTTTTGCTAAAAGTGGATCACCAACGGTACCCCCTACAATCAATATAAATGAAAGCGATCCGAATGGCTGGACTATCCAGGCTCCTGTATTCGGCGCACTTGAATACTTATGGAAAATCTATGGTGAAAAATATGGAGAAACAAAACAACTTAAAGGCAGTTGGAATGGACCATATCGCGAAACAGCTGTAGATGGATTGCCTGGTAAAGATGGTATTAATGGTACAAATGGTATCAACGGATCTTCGTCATACTTTCATGTAAGATATTCGCCAAACGCCAATGGGTCAGGTATGGGTACCGCAACAAATACATATATTGGTACTGTTGTAACAAATAATCCGACCGCTCCAACGGATTACACACAATACGCTTGGGTTAGGTTGATTGGAGCACAAGGGGCTGATGGAAATCAGGGAATACCGGGCACTAGTGGAACCAATGGGCAGACATCTTATCTACACATCAAATATTCTAACGACGGAGGCGCTACTTTTACTGCAAGTGGAGGCGAAACACCTGGCGACTATATTGGTCAGTATGCTGATTTTGTTATGGCAGACAGCAGTAATGTTTCCGACTATACATGGTCGCTGATTAAAGGAGCGATGGGGGCTACAGGTCCAGTTGGTCCTCTACCTACTGGAGGTGATGTTTATGATTCGGGTAAAACATATACAGGGACGCCAACTAACGTAAGTATTGTTAGATACAATGACGGTACAGGGGAAAAAGCATATGTCGCGCGTGTGGATGCAGGGACATTCAGTGGAGTTCTCCCAACCAATGCGAGTAAATGGAATGCTTTTGGTGGTCAGTATGAGAGTGTGGCCACCAAGTTATTTTTTGCTGAATTGGCACTGGTCAAAAATTTAGCTGTTGAGAATCTTAAGACAAAGGAATCAGGGCGTAGAATGGAAATTATAGGCGATACAAATAGCCAGACATTTTATGATGCATCCGACAGGCCTTTAACTGTTTTCAAGGATGACGTTGATACCTTTGTTGATGATGATGGGGCGCAAACACAGCGGACATTATCTGGAATGAATTTCAATAAATATTATTCATCGAATCCTGGTAACCCTGATATTGTTAAAATAACTGGTAACGGTATTTATGCAAATACTGGATCTGCGTCAGCGTCATTAGGTTTTTCAACAGGAAGATTTGGGTTCGGGTCATTGATAGGTTATATCCGTAGAGCGGTAGATAAGGCGGCATCCGATATTCACTCCTCAATAATAGGGTTATCTGCTATTGATGATGCGCATGGTGGTTTTTTCAAGCATATGGCAAACGGAAAGAGTCTGGTTGTAGAAGGTTCATCGTATTTAGATGGTGAAACTAGTATGTATGGCGCTCAACATGTAAAAACTAGGCTTGTTGGCTCAAATTACACGTGCATAATTGATGATTATCTAGTACTAGTAGCAAACTTTGGCACGACAAAGCTTCCTGTAAGCCCAAAAGACGGCAGAATAATTAAGATTACCAATATAACTGGGTCATCTGGAACAACGAATGTTGCAGTGAATGGAAATGGAAAAACAATTAGAACTCAGAATACTTCAGGGGTTGTATATGTTTCAAATACCAGTACGCGGACTTTTATCTACGCCATCAGCACTGATACCTGGGAGATATCTGATAGCTAGAGGTTACCAAGCATTATTGGAATTAGCAACTAAGGCGGTTATGTTCTTTTTGAATATTTTAAACTCGCCAACTTGAAGGCTAAAATTAGTGTAACTATATGATAATTTTGGATCTTCATTGGCGCCTGTTACATACGCAATAAAGAATTTACCAGTAGGCAGTTCAATTAACTGACTATGAATATCTGAATAGGTGAAATCTGGAGCAATCACCGTGTTTGATGTTTTATCTAGCGCATCAACCCCATTGAAAGTCAAGTCTCTGTTCTCGGACTTCCAAATTAACACTACTTTAACATTAACGGGCTTATTCCATTTATTTCCTCCCTCAGTCGAATAATCTTTATTGAAGCTTAAATCGATACCCTGACGAAAAACCAAATCGTTATCCTTTTTACAGCCAAACAATCCAAGGCAGATGATAAATAGTAGTGCGTATTTCATTTTGTAAAGATAAGTCATAAAAAAGTATTTGCATACTCCTAATTTATTACTAGTCATAAGTAAGTATTATACGGCAATCCGCAAAAACAGGTTGGGTAATTTTGTTTTATGGGAAAGCTGCTGACTGGGATAGATGCGTGGTTGAATACTGAGCCTAATTTACCAAAGGAATTACAAGAAGCCTTAAGACATAATGGATTGCTCGAAACCAAAGGTTCTGGCAATACCGTCGACATCATGCGATGGGCAAAAGAAGTTGGGGTGTCAGGATGGTATCCGTCCGATAGTGTGGCATGGTGTGGGCTGTTCAAAGCTATATGTGCGCTCAGGTCAGGCTGGCTTAAATTGCCTGCACCAAAATTACTTTCATCGTTATGGTGGAGAAATTGGGGTAAATCTATTTCGGTTGATGATGCGTGCGTGGGAGATACCTTGATCAAAGAGCGTAATGGCGGTGGCCATGTTACTTACTGCATCGGCGAAAACGATAAATACTTTCGGTGCTATGGGGGAAATCAATCTGACTCCGTATGTGCAACTTGGATACTTAAAACTGAAATCACAGATGTACGCAGAGCCCAATGGAAAAGCATCCAGCCTTTGGGTGTTAAAAAGCACTACTACAAAAATCTAGATGGTACACCAGCAAAACTTAGCGAGGCGTAATTAATATGCAAAATCTTCCAAAAATAACATTTGGCCAGGCCATTAAATCTCCACCCGTATATATTATGATGGTGGCTATTTCTATTGCCTGGTTTTTTGTTTACCAGTTTTCAACTACATCCTCTCAGGTTAATAAGAACTGTGAATCTGAAAACGAACGCTTGCGAATTGAAAATACTACCATTAGGAAAGAAAAGGACGACTTAACTACGGCGCTTTTGGTCAAAAACGGCATCATAAACGAGATCAAAAAAGCTACCGATAGCGCTGCTCATAAAAATTTCGCCAATGAGGCTAAGAAAATCATAAACAATTAAGTTATGAAAAATTGGAAATTATTTGTCCTAATGGGCAGTTTAATAGTAACGATTGGGGCTGTATTAACAGCACTTTATTTTAAAGGTGTTGCAGACAGAAAAGAAAGTAGCGCTACTGTACAATCTAAAGCAATACAGGCTGAAGCTACAATTATCGCAAGAAAGGTTGATCAGAATGGACTTCAACATGTAACCATTGAGGCAGCAAGAAACATCGTTTCAATTGATGATGTTGATAAAGTAGCAATTAGCCAGGGTGTAATGGATACCACGGCAATGGCAATTGGTATATTGAAAAAACAAATTCAGGATCTTACGGTAGTAAACAGCACACTGAAGGTAGAGAATGCTAAAGCTAAGGAAATTATTCTTTCTGACGGTGCAAGGTCATATCGATATAAAGATAAGTTTGTCGATTTGGCATATACTCCTTCTATTGATCCTTTGGATACCCTCGATAAAGGTAAATTTGATTTTGCTTATAATGCAGACCTGACTATTACACAATATTGGAAGCGTACATGGTTTTTAGGCGCTAAAAAAAGTTACATCGATATCTATTCCAATGACCCTAGGACAACAATTAATACCGTTAAACAACTTACCATTGAGCAGAAGCAACCGGTTTTCGGATTAAGAATACAAGCGGCTGCTAATTATAACCCGCAAACAGGATCTTATGGATTTGGTCCTGCAGCTCGGATTGATTTAGGCCGCTTTAGCATTCAGGGGAATTACACCTGGTACCCCGAAAGCGATAGATGGCGGCCGTCAATTAACGCCAACTATGATTTAATCAGGTTTTAAAATACCTTCATATAAATTTAAAAGCCTTTCATTTACGAAGGGCTTTTTCTGTATAAATCTCCCAAGTGCCATCTTCTAAAAGCTTATGTATTACCTTTTCATCGATAGGCATTTCATAGCCGTCATCTTCCTCAATTGAGCTGATTTTATAACCGCCATCTGGATAAATGCACGAGACTTCCAAAAATCTTTTTTCGGCTTTTAAGATGGTTCCTACTGGTAATTGCTTCATAGCCAAATATAAATTATTCTGTAGTATTTGCAATTACTAAAAATATTAGCAATATTTGTTGCCATGTTTTTAGTAAGTATAACATTTTTAGCAGCCTTTGGCAATGACACAAAAGAGATAGAAATAACTTCCCCTAATGGCGGGGGAGGTTGTGGATATCATATTTTGGTTGACAGAGCGTATTGGGGATCAATATCTAATACGATGTTAGGATGGCGTGTACAGTTCCAACATCCGAAAGATGAGTTTTCCGGGGGATACCTGCAGGTCCTTATTGATATGGTTACAGGCGAAAACCAAACATGAGAAAATATTGTTAAATTTAGTGTAAACACCAGATATCATGCATACATCAACATTCACTTATATCCCAACAAAAGTGGGAATACCTATGAAGGTTACCATTGACCAGGACGATGAGGTTTTAAACGTTACCATTGGTGAAGATTATTTAGGCAGCATGGTAGAAGATGAAAAATCCCCTTTCGGATGGCAAACAAGTGACCCTTTGTTACTGGAAGAATTACCAGACCTATCTATGGCCTTAAAAGAAGAAAAGGCTATGGGTAATTTACCACATGCTTTGAAGGATTTATTCGGCGAAAATATTATTGCGTGGGCTTGGGACGATGACCAGAACTTAAAAATGATTGCTCACCCTGATTTGGATTTAGCCGAATTTGCCGACGCAATCCGGGACCAGATTAATGAGGTTGTTTTATTCGATAAAACCATGGTGATCAATCTTAGCCAGGAAGGTAATTCAGAAGTAGAAGAAATCAACATAAACTAAAATATCATTGAAAATTTAACAGTACAACAGGCAGAGGAACTAATGGCCTACTATAAGGAAAACGAGATTAGTTCAGAATTTAGTGATGATCGCCAAACATTAAACATCAATGTCAAAAATGATGTGGATATTGATAGGGCAGCAAAGGGCGCTGAAATAAGCTGGTACGACACGGGCGAATATCCAATGAGTTTTACAGGAGTTCTAAAAACAGAAGACGGAAGCAAAACGGCTTCATTTGAGTACAAAGCATCAGGTGATTTTATTTTTGGTGATTAATCACTAATTTAGAATATGTGTTACAGAGCCACCCAAACCAACAAAGCATACGAATACGCGGATTATTATTCTGCTCAGCTGATCGATGAAGCTGATTTAAACGATCAGATTTATTACCATGCGAATGGATTTGCACACCCTAACCTGGTTACCATTGCTGCAAATGATGGAGCCAGGCAAGCGGAACGCATGCAATGGGGTTTGCTACCCAGCTGGGGTAAATCTCTTGAAGATGCAGTAAAGCAAAGTAAAAATACTTTAAATGCTAAATCAGAAACCATATTCGAAAAGCCTTCTTTTAAGAAGTCAATTTTAACCAAAAGGTGTATTGTGCCGGTTAATGGTTTTTTCGAGTACAAAGAAGTGGATAAGGACAAATTACCATACTTCATTCATCCTAAAGAACACCCGTATTTTAACCTGGCCTGTATTTACGGATTATTCAAAGATCCGGCTACCGGTATTTGGCATAAATCATTTTCAATTGTTACTGCTCCGGCTAATGAATTAATGGCCAGTATCCACAATGTGAAGCTTAGGCAACCGGTAATTATCTCCAATGACCAAATTAATGCGTGGCTCAATCCAACTACCAGCCAGGAAGAAATAAAACATTTAATGGAGCCTTGCGACGATACCAACATGGCAGCATACCGAGTTGATCGGGAACTCATTAAAATTGGCAATAAACCGGAGGCATTAAAAGAGGTGCCCGAAACTGCAGCATAATGGCAAGGCCCTATTTAATTCAATTGGCTCTAAATATTATAGAGGCATACCCTGAATTAGGTGTTACGGTTGGCAACGGGCACATTTATATTAGGAAGAAGGGCTATGAGCAACATTTGAAAGAATGGCTTTTCTCCATGCTTTCTGATTTACCAGAGATTGACCATCCTATAGAAACAGTTCGCTTCGCTGTGTACGTCGATGATTCTTTAGAGTTGGTCACTTTAATAAATCCCAGTGAGTTTGATGTGCGCGCCCTTGATGTTGCTATAGAAGCTGAATTAAGTTTCTCAAAACCTGCTGAACTTAGTGATCCAGTACATCAACCGCTACCATTGAACCATTTTTACTATTCAAACAATAAATTCTTTAAGGAATACTATAAAGGAACCAATTATTATAAAAAGGGCAAGTTTATGACTAGAGATTAGACTCAATTAGCAGTTTTAAAGCTTTCAGACGATAGATAACTGGCGCATTGGTCTTACTCTCCGGGTTGTTCCTTAATGATATAAATTGAACCTCTAAAAACCTGTTTACGTCGGCTATCTCGGTGCCTGGGAAAAGCATTACAGGAGGTTTAGGCAATTCTACACTTTTAAACCAATCTTCTAACTCAGTAACTTCTTGTAGTGTCATGGGGCGAAGATAACACTTTCAATCAGTTCAGTCTGTACAATATCGGGTGAAAAGCCGATAAATGAAAATATCGGGTAATTAGCCGATATTGCTGCTTCAAATTGCTCGAGAGGGTGCATGGTCAGTAAGTTAGCTAAAAATGTCATCAGCTGCAGCATCCAATATATCGTCTTTCCTAATGTCGTTTAAATACGCCTGATGTACGGCAAGCGATTTGTGGCCCAGAAGATCCATAGAAAGCATTGGATTGTTCACTTTATCTATAGCCATTCTTGCAAATGTGTGCCGGGCGATGT